GGTTCCGCAAATGGACTCGGCCCTACAGGTCCAGCCCTTATCGTTGCAGGTAGTTCAGCATTCGCAGGACCAGTGAACATCACGAATCTGCTAGGAAACACTGGACCCATTCCGAATGTACCCGCACTGGAAGTCGACGGAGATGCATTGGTTGCCGGCAATATGATTGTGACAGCCGGCGCATACTCTATGCCGTCCACCGTATCGGGGGGCGTGTACAACACCTCTGGGTTTACAAACGCTCTCGCATCGATCACCGGAACAAACTCAGGACCGATACCGGTAGATGAAGCAACTATCTATACCTTCACGAGCGGCTCGGGAACGTTCGTGGTCCCCGCAGGTGCTCCGGTGATTGTGGATTATTTGGTGGTGGGTGGCGGTGGTGCGGGGGGCAACTGGGTGGGCGGTGGTGGTGGAGCCGGCGGTCTGGTGTATGCGAAGGGTGTTCAACTTCCGGTAGGAAGCTACTCTTGGACGGTCGGTGCTGGCGGTGCGGGTGTGACCGGCTCTAACGTGAGTGCCGGTAACGGGTCAATTTCGAGTTTATCGAATGCAGCGTTCGGAAACGTGGTCGCGCTTGGCGGTGGTGCGGGTGGAACATTCAACGACGCAACCGCCTCGAATGCTGGTTCAAATGGTGGATCTGGCGGTGGAGGAGCACAGAACGGAATCACTCTAAACCTGGGCGGGGTTGCTGCGATCGGGCAGGGAAATTCCGGAGGAAGCTGCGCTAGTAGCGCCTTCAGTGGCGGTGGTGGAGGCGGCGGCGCTGGAGGCGTTGGTACATCGACAACAACCACGGCAGGTGGCGCGGGCGGTATCGGACTAGTAATTCCGATTACAGGATCGAACGTTTACTACGCGGGAGGCGGAGGCGGTGCAGCTGACGGCGCTGCAGGCACTGGTGGATTAGGCGGTGGTGGTGCAGGACGAGCTGCACTCGGTGCTGGTGTATCTGGGCTGGCAAATACAGGTGGCGGTGGTGGCGGTGCTACACGAAACACGACTACATTCGCAGGTGGCGCAGGTGGCTCTGGTGTTATCATTCTTCGCGTGTACACCAACATCGGGTCGCGGTTGCTCATCGGTGATGGGTCGGGATACTCAATGGCTCTGTCGGCCCAGTCGAACGCAGTCACTACGGACGTCATGACGGTAACAGATCAGGGCAATGTATCGATTGGATTGAGAAATGCGTTATTCTCCATCCCAATCGGAACAGCATTTGATTCTTCATCGAATTTCTATGTCTGTGATTTTCTCAATCATCGTATCCGCGAGATCACACCAGCAGGTATCGTGACAACTATTGTAGGTAATGGCCGGACTACATCGACCACTCCTGGAACGGGAACGGGGGTATCGATCACAAATCCATTCGGTATCGCGCTTGATGGAAGTGGAAATGCATACTTTACAGAATATTCCGGGTTTGTTCGCAGGCTTGTGTTATCAACAGGTGCGGTAACGGCGGTCGGAACTACTTCGGGAAATACCCGTTCTCCACTGGTAATTGGATCAACAATTTTTGTAACACAGGGGACTGCCGGAACAATTGCAACAATGGGTGTTTCAGGAACTCCGGCATCGAATACACTGTATCCACTATTCCCAGCGGCAACATATAGTCCATTTTCATTGGCGTATGACAGTGGGTCTAACAGAATCTACCTTGCTGCGTCGACGTATATCATGAGACTTGGACCTTGGGGCATCGGGATGGTACTACCGGTGACGGGTGCGGCAACTACTACAACATTGACGTATACTACGACCACTCCACATGGGTTTGCTGCCGGCGATCTTGTGTCCGTTCAAGGAGTATCTGCACCTGCGACGGGTGTAGATCTAGTGGCTATTTCTGGTTCTGGAACAATTGTTACAGCAAGTGTTACTACTACGAATATGCTTCCTGGTAACACGATCGTTATAACGGGCGCATCCCCATATAATGGAACATATTCCGTATTGTCTGTTTCCCCAGGATCATCCTTCACATTTTTGTCTACCATAACCGGAACAGCAACTCTTGCAACACCAAGAGGGTCGTGGAATAAATGGAACGCTGGTTGGTATCCAATCACAAGTGTCACCACAGACACATTTACCATTACCGCAGCAGGAGGGGTCTTCAGTACATCATTGCCCTCCAGCGTCGCATCGGCCAGAATCAGTGTTGCCTCGGTTTTTGCTGGCAGCAACGTTTTAGCGACAACGGATGGAACTGGAACAGCTGCAGGGTTCAATAACGTGACTGGGTTGTGTATTGATCCGTCGAATGCGTTCTTATACGCGTCCGAGTATTCTGGAAATGTGATCCGAAGGATTAGCGTACCAGGCGCCGTAGTGACGACAATCGCAGGAACAGTAGGAACGGCCGGATATGTCGACGCAAGAGGAACTGCCGCTGTCTTCAACAATCCAAGCCATCTAACCATTGACTCGTCCGGATCAAATCTCTACATTTCCGACCAATCAGGAGCCAAAATTCGCAGGCTCAATATACCAACATCCAATGTCACGACCTATGCGGGAAGCGATGTGGCTGGGTTCGCGGATGGAAGCGTGCCGACGACAACGGTGGTGAACAATACGTTACTTGTGAGTTCAAATGTAGGTATCAACTGCAACGCACCCCAGTTTGCATTGGACGTGACCGGAGCATTTAACTTATATTCAAACACTATCGGACCATTTGCACCTATAACCGGTGCAAGTTCAAATGGATCATTTGCGATAGGAATCGCTGGAGGTGCGACTCAGTATGCGATTAACGCTTTGAGGGGGGATACTGTAATTCGTAGCACGGCCAACAGTTTATTACTAGTAGGTGGAAATGGTGGAAATAGTGGTCTTAACTACCCCGGCGGAATCTGCGTGAGTAACTCGAATGTAGGTATCAACTGCAATGCACCCGCGACAGCTCTCGATGTGAACGGCGGTGTCACCATTCGCAACGGATATCGTCCATTATTTAGCAATGTAAGCACAAACACCTTAACCATAACTGCTGGAAATTTTGGAACACACTACTACCTTACGAGCCCATATATGAGTAATATTACACTACCTACATTAACTAGTAGTACTGACTCGAATGGATATTGGGTATTCCGTAATACGACATCTTACTATATAAATACCCTGTTCTTCTGGCCGACGATCAATGGTACTTCACCGACTGCACCGACATCAAACTATATTGGAATCCCTCCGTCCAACTCACTAACCCTGATGCTTGTTAACAGCGGAGGAAGCTATGGGTTATACGGCAGTGCTTATTATTTCGCTGTTTTCTAAGGGATGCCCCAGGTTATTGCCCTGTCGAAGATGTTCTCGGCATTTGACCCCCGTAGTCTACACGGATGCTGTTTGTGGGCAGATGCGGCGAGTATTACCGGTATAGCCAATGGAGCATCGGTCAGTGATACTTTGTCAAATTTGGCGAATACCTATATTTCTGGACAAAGTGTAAGATTTGGTATATCCTGCACTGGAACTCTCAAGGTTAGCGGTCGAAATAATAACAACACGATCTTATTCAACACTGGTCAGACATTTGATATGACAGCCAGTGCCGGAACAGTTAATCTTAGCAATTACTCTCTCTTCTTTTCTGGTCGCCATACAGGAGGGACTAATGGGCGGATTCTTACCTCAAGTGTATCTCAGAACCAACTTTTTGGATATTGGGGAGGTCTTAAGAAGAACCTATATGTAGAAAATAACCCATCTCACTTATTTGCTGCATCTGCCGATACCATCTGGGATGTAATGTCCCATACGAGATTTACCGGTGGAGCATATACATTGAAATGGAACGGTAGCCAACTTTTATCTGGAACATCTTCAACAGCCACATTGCTTTTGGGTCTTTTTATCAATCGCCAAGAGCCCTCAGATTGTGAAGTAGGCGAGATCATCCTGTATAACAGGGTATTAGCGTCAGCAGAAGTTGAGAGCGTCGAGAGATACTTGTGTGCAAAATGGGGTGTTGGACTAAATGCTACTCTTCCACTTGTTCCGTCAATGAGCACGTTTGTACCAGCTCTTCTAAATCCAAATTGTATTTTATGGTTAGATGCTGCGGATACATCAACATACACCTATTCACCTGGAGCACAAATAACGGGAAGCTGGTTTGATAAAAGTGGCAACGGAAACCACGCAATCGCGTCCGGTGTTGGAGCAACCAGGTTGCCAACGTGTTCTTCGAATGCAGTTACAAACGTATTTGGAACTATCAATAATTTACCAGCCCTAGTATTCCAAACAACAGGCACTCCAAATCCATTGATGAAAACAACAAGTAATATACCCGTATATCCCCTCACAGTATTTCTAGTCGCATCTTATGTCGGAACACCTGGTACTGGTGCGATTCTGATGGATGGCTTCCTCGGTAAACGGCAGATTTTTCACGGCGCTAGTGGTTCATTCCCTCAAACAGTATACTTCTCTGCAAACTCAGCAACAACCACATTCCAAGGGGATGTTAGAATTACGAACTCAAATATACCATTCTTGATCACAGGAGTTATAACTGCCACCCCTCAATATACTTCATATGGTAACGGAAATATAACAGCCGGCAATAATCCTATTGCAGCAGAAAACACGACCACATCTCAGTGGTATATTGGTGGTGATCGCCAAGGAATATTCTCCTTTAATGGGTCGATTGGAGAGATCATTATGTGTAAGACCGCGCTTTCGGATAACGATCGTCGGCAGACAGAAGCTTATCTTATTCAAAAATGGGGGATTAATCCATCAATTTCACTTGTAACAAATACGACACCTCCACAGACATATGCTGCGATCCCATATCCTGCTATTTCTAATAAATATACATGGCCGCAACCGGCGAATAGAAGCTTCTCAGCAATTGATCTTGGTGGTTGCGTTCAATGGATGGATGCATATAACGTGAACGGATTTTCCAACCCACCGGCAAATAACGCATCTATACCATTTTGGTTTGATTCATCCGGTATCAAAGCAGTTTACGGATATATTAACGCAATCCCCATCTACAGGGCGACTGGTTTGAACTCGAGACCAACGGTTGATTTTACAGGAAGCGCTGGTATGATTTCATGTAACGCGACTACCGTGTATCAAACTAATAAGTCTTCAAATATTACAGTCTTTATAGTTGGTCAAGTGAACGGAGGTATAGGTACTTGGGGAACGGTGTGGGGTCATTTTTCAAGTGGTCGTCACGATCTCGATATTCAGCTTCGACAGAATGGTACATTGCCATCCACCTTGAATTGGCATACGAATAACAATAATGGAGCTGGAATCAGCATTGCTTATAGTGTTGGAACGCCATACTTGATGGTCTGTACGATGTCGAACGCATCCGTGATGTCATTCACGCAATACTTATCAACGGGGACATCCACAACTGTAACTTCAACCGAAGCGGTGACTTGGACTGGCGGTATTGCTCCAATTTGGTTGGGATTATCAGATACAACAGAGGCATATAATAGCTACATAAGCGAGGTTATTTATTACCAGCGAGTGTTGCCCACTACTGAACAAGGTATGGTAATCGGATATCTTGCAAATAAGTGGGGGTTTACATTACCAACAACGGCAACTGCTCCCGATACCATCTATCATGCGCGCGCACAGGCGACAATACCAGTACGAGGGTTTGCTACAGATGGGCTAATGTACTATTTAAGCGCTGATGATCCAAATAGCTGGAATGGAACTGCTGTATGGACTGATTTGATGGGAACTGGTGTAAACATGAATCTAACAGGATTATCTACACCTGGTCTATCATCTGTACCTGCTTCATTTGGCCCGATAAATTCGAAATGGGTTGGCTTTTCATCTGTCAGTGCGCAATATGGGTATACAAACGGTGAGTTCCAACGCTCTGTTTATTTGAAATGGACAGTTGAAGTATGGATTCAAATGACGAATAACAATACTGGAACAAACCCCGCGATTGTAACGAGTAAGTATTCCGCGACGTGGAATAATATCAATTATATGCTGGGCGTTTACTCAGGTGCTCCAGCGATATCTGCTGCATATTATGTTCCGGGATGGGTTAGTACAGCAAGCATCCAGATGACGGTCGGTATTCATCATATAGTTGCCACATATGATGGAGCTAACCTTAATTTGTACCAGAATGGTAATCTAGTAACGCAGTCTGCGAGTGGTTTTACGCCAGGATGGTCGGGAGGAAATGCATCCGGCGGTATCCATATAATGAGACGTTGGGACTCAGCAGAGTATTTCGATGGAGCACTGAACACTGTAAGAATTTATAACCGCGCATTATCTCCATCTGAAGTTCTCATTAATTTTGTATCTGAATCAAGAGATCGAGGGTGGGTGCGCAAGACTTAGATCTTTATAACACGAATCTCTATAGCGCTGTCTGTACAGATCGTGAATACTTGAATTCCGGTTAACATTGACTGAATATTTGTACCTATCTCCTCGTGAGTTTTACCGGTAAGATATTGGATATAACCACCTGTAGCTCTAACTTGTCCATCTAAGCACATGGGTGGTGCGTCGATGGGCAATGAAAAGATCATATAGCCATACTCAAATTTAGTTGTAGCCCACTGAAAGAGCGGATCACGAAATCTATCGCGTGTAGGATTTAGAATGATATCAAGGTTTACCTTGTCCTGCGCTTCCTTAATAGCAAGCGCTTCATGTGATTCCAGCAGTTCATCGATTGTGGCAATATTAACTGGCCCGGTTGGCCCGGTTGGTCCGTCTACAACCACATCAATTGGATTCATGGTGGGTCCTGTGCTACCATGAATCACCTGGTCCATTTATCTGGGTATGTGACTTTATGTGCGAACCCTTTCCCGATGTGTAGTAAATGAGTATCACGGGCCCGACGGGAAGACAGGGCCAGGTTGGTATTCAGGGAATCCAGGGTCCGCCTGGACTGGGATTTCCTGGTATACAAGGACCGCCAGGTATCCAGGGAATCCAGGGAATTCAGGGCATCACTGGCCCGCAGGGTATTCAGGGCGATGCCGGTATTCAGGGTATTCAAGGTATTCAGGGTATTCAAGGTATTCAGGGAGTGATTGGTGACACCGGACCAACGGGCAATACCGGATCTACTGGGTGTACAGGCAGCACTGGGCCGACTGGTCCAAGTGGTCCAACCGGTATGCCATCGATCACAACAGGTCCAACTGGCAATACTGGTCCAACTGGTACTACTGGGCCGACTGGATGGACAGGCGATACTGGCCCAACTGGCCCGACATCCGTAACCACCGGACCTACGGGCAATACTGGTCCTACTTCGGTAACCACCGGACCTACTGGCAATACCGGCCCTACTTCAGTAACCACTGGTCCAACTGGTCCGACTGGTGATACTGGTCCTACTGGCCCGACATCCGTAACCACCGGACCTACTGGCAATACTGGTCCTACTTCGGTAACCACTGGCCCAACTGGCAATACCGGCCCTACTTCAGTAACCACTGGACCGACTGGTCCGACAGGCGATACTGGACCAACTGGCAATACCGGCCCTACTTCAGTAACCACTGGCCCGACTGGTCCGACTGGTGATACTGGCCCAACTGGCCCGACATCCGTAACCACTGGCCCAACTGGATGGACAGGTGATACCGGTCCAACTGGCAATACCGGTCCAACTGGTATGCCATCGATTACAACAGGTCCAACAGGTGCTGCGGGTTATCAGGGAGTTGACGGGAACACGGGGAACACCGGACCTACAGGTGCTGCTGGTTACCAGGGAGTTGACGGGAACACAGGCGATACCGGACCCACGGGCGCTGCGGGTTATCAGGGAGTTGACGGGAACACAGGCGATACTGGTCCAACGGGGAACACCGGGAATACTGGTCCAACGGGGAACACGGGGAACACAGGCGATACTGGTCCAACTGGTAATACCGGGCCAACGGGGAACACAGGCGATACTGGTCCAACTGGTAACACAGGTAATACCGGACCCACGGGCGCTGCGGGTTATCAGGGAGTTGACGGGAACACGGGGGACACTGGTCCAACTGGGAACACAGGCGATACTGGTCCAACTGGGAACACAGGCGATACTGGTCCAACTGGTAACACAGGGAACACCGGTCCAACGGGGAACACAGGCGACACCGGACCAACGGGGACTACAGGTCCAACAGGACAGTCGTCTACGGTTACCGGTCCACCGGGTGCGGATTCTATAGTCACTGGACCTACAGGTCCAGCGGGTCCGGCAGGAGAGGGCGGCGGCGGTGGCGGCAGTTCAGTCAGCATCGTTGGCTCGACAGGATTTGGAAGTGTCGTTACGGTCGCTACGGGCGGAACGGGATTGTTTGGAAACACCAACCTGTTTTTTAATGGAACTGCGTTGGGTATCCAAACCACGACACCCGTGACAGCTCTCGATGTGAATGGCGGTGTCACCATTCGCAACGGCCTTCGTCCATTGTATTCCAACGTCATCACCGCATCTCTGTCGTCTGGTGTGTACACCGTTCCTGCCAACGCATACGGCACTCATTTCAACATCACGACCAGTGCAATTACAGGAATCACCATACCCACAGTGACGGGTGCCACAGACTCCAACGCCTACTGGGTCTTCCGTAACAATACCGGCGCGTATGAGAGCATCACGTTCACATATACGACTGCGGGCACCACCTTTCCTACCAACCCTGTGACGATTCCTCCTGCGAACTCCATCACATTGATGGTCACTTTCCCCAGTTCAGTTCTCGGGTATGTTTTGTTCTAAGAATACAATGCTGGGGACGTCGAAAAGCATCTGGGGATTTGATCCTCGGAGTATTCCCGGATGCACACTGTGGCTGGATGGAGCTGACCAGAGTAGTTTGACAGCCGACCCTAATACGCCATCGTCGAGTGTTGTCACAACGCTCGCGGGCAGCGGCAGCCCCATATTTGGCGACGGCACGGGCGCGGGCGCAAGCTTCTACAATCCTCGCGGAGTCGCATACGATCCGACCACCGGTAACATCGTCGTAGCCGACACAGCCAACAACCGGATCCGTTTGGTTACACCGGGTGGCGTCGTCACCACGTTGGCGGGAAGTGGTAGCCCGGGGTCTGCCGACGGAACGGGTCCAGCCGCGAGCTTCAGTAGCCCATGGGGAGTCACTGTGATTCCCTCGAGTGGGGTGATTGTCGTGGCCGACGCAGCCAACAACCGCATCCGATTAGTTACACCGGGTGGCGTCGTCACAACACTCGCGGGACAGGCCACTGCGGGTAGTAACGACGGCACGGGTGCAGCAGCGAGCTTCTACCAACCGTCCGGACTCGCTCTGATCCCTTCGAGTGGCGTAATTGTCGTGGCTGACCAGTATAACCACCGCATCCGGTTGGTCACACAGGCAGGTATAGTAACCACGTTGGCGGGCAGTGTTCAAGCCTTCGCCGACGGCACAGGTGCGGCCGCGAGCTTCAGCTATCCGATTGGAGTTGCCGTTGTCCCCTCGAACGACCTTATCGTTGTGGCGGACGTGGGCAACAACTGCATCCGGTTGGTGACACAGGCAGGTGTAGTCACGACGCTCGCAGGAAGCCGCGGCCAAGCCTTTGCCGACGGCACGGGCGGCTTTGCGAGCTTCAATCAGGCGTATGGGGTCACCGTGGTTCCCTCAAGCGGGGCGATTGTTGTGGCCGACGGTGCCAACAACCGCATCCGACTGGTCACGACATCCACCTACGCAGCAGGCTCGGGTGTCGTCACCACGTTGGCGGGTAATGCCACCGCCACCTTTGCTGACGGCACTGGCGCGGCCGCGAGATTTAACTTCCCTAGTGCAGTAGCGGCAATCCCCTCAACAGGCGTGATTATTGTGGCCGACACTGGCAACAATCGCATCCGGCTAATTACCCCTACCCTACTCTTGGGGATCACAACATGGAACGACAAGTCGGGCCAATCCAACACCATGACAGGCACAGGTACGTGGTCGGGCGGCACTATGGTGTTTAACGGCACTACCAATGCTTTTTCTAACTTGGCGTATGTCTTCCCGTTTGGTGCGTATTCCATGTTTGCCGTGTATTCGAATACCACTGCCCCAGCGGCTTCTGCGTACATGAACGCAGTCTACGGGTCTAACGGGTTTCCGATGTTGGGAACATTTGGTCCTCCGAGAAAAGGCGTTTCCGCTCGATCGGTGGTTGCGAACACGGGAGCGTTGGCTAACCCAGTGCCGGTGGGGTGGGCGGCACGGATTGCGGGGGGCGCTGGCGCCGACCAAGGAAGGGCAATCGCCACGGATTCAAGCGGCAATATGTTTGTGACTGGGCAATACGGTGGCACATTGATACTGTATAATTCAAGCGGAATAAGCAACGCGTCGCTCGCATTCTCTGGGGGCCGCGACGTTTTCATCGCCAAATACTCCTCGGTCGGTGCGGTTTTGTGGGCAGCTCGGCTTTCGAGCGGCCTTTCTAATTTCGGATACGGAATCGCTACCGACCCATCTGGCAATGTGTTTGTGACAGGGCAATACAGTGCCACGTTGACTGTGTATAATTCAAGTGGAATAAGCAATGCGTCGCTCCCATCCGCCGGAGGCAGTGACGTTTTCATCGCCAAATACTCCTCAGCCGGTGCGGTTTTGTGGGCAGCTCGGATGGGGAGCACTGGTAACGATATCGGATACGCAATCGCTACCGACCCATCTGGCAATGTGTTTGTGACCGGGCAATACACTGCCACGTTGACTGTGTATAATTCAAGCGGACTAAGCAACGCGTCGCTCGCATTCTCTGGAGGCAGCTTCGACGTTTTCATCGCCAAATACTCCTCGGTCGGTGCGGTTTTGTGGGCAGCTCGGCTTTCGAGCACTGGTAACGATATCGGATACGGAATCGCCACCGACCCATTTGGCGACGTGTTTGTAACTGGATACTACCGCACTACGTCACTCCCGGTTTATCCGCAGGGGGGAATCACTGCATCCGTAGTCTTGTCAGCCCCCGTCGGAGGCACCGACGTTTTCATCGCCAAATACTCCTCAGCCGGTGCGGTTTTGTGGGCAGCTCGGATGGGAAGCACTGGTAACGACCAAGGAAATGCAGTCGCCACCGACCCATCTGGCAATGTGTTTGTGACTGGGCAATACAATGGCGCATTGACACTATATAACGCAAACGGGGATGGAAACGCGTCGCTGCCAACCCCTGGAGGCACCGACGTTTTCATCGCCAAATACTCCTCAGCCGGTGTGGTTTTGTGGGCGGCACAGATTGCCAGCTCCGCCGGCGGCGACTTTGGATGGGGAATCGCCACGGATTCAAGAGGCGATGTGTTTGTGACTGGGCAATACGGTGCCGCATGTACGCTGTATAACGCTGATGGAACAAGTGGCACGTCGCTCGCATTCACTGGAGGCACCGACGTTTTCATCGCCAAATACTCATCGAACGGCACTGTTCTGTGGGCAACATCGATTGGAAGCACCTCCGGCGACGTCGGACACGGAATCGCCACCGACCCATCTGGCAATGTATTCGCTACCGGATACTACAGTGCCGCATCGACAGTGCGAGATGGAAATGGGAGCAACGCGACGCTCCCATTCGTTGGAGGTAATGACATCTTCATCGTCAAATATAACCCAGACGGATACATTGCAAACGCACCTACTCCCGCCTCCTCCAACGTCTTGGTGTCCGCTACCTATACGCCGTCGACCTTCTCGCCCTTCGTCAATGGCTTTACTCAAAACACATTAGCCGGAACCACACTGACCACAACTGGTCTTTTTCTTGGTGGTCCCTCCAACTACTTCAGCGGATCGATATCGGAAGTGCTTATCTATGGAACAACCCTGACGGCCGCTCAACGTCAATCTGTGGAAGGGTACCTGTCCAGGAAATGGGGAATTGGCACTGCGTTGAGAAGCAGCCACCCATTCTACACGATCCCACCTTTCAACCGATACTTCAATCCCACCGACGTTCCCGGATGTTCGCTGTGGCTGGACGCGGCCGACAATTCTTCTATGAATTCCACAACGACAGTGACGTCGTGGTCCGACAAGTCAGGACTGAACAATACCATGACGGGAACTGCAACCTGGACGGGCAGCGCCATGAGCTTCAACGGCAGCACCCAGGCGTTTTCCAATACAGGGTATGTGTTCCCGATTTCAAACTATTCCATGTTTGCTGTGTATTCCAACACCACCGCCCCGGCTGCGAACGCATACATGAACGCAGTCTACGGATCGAACGGGTTTCCGATGTTGGGGACGTTTGGTGATGCAAAGGGTGTATCCACCCGATCAGTGGTTGCGAATACGGGGGCGTTGGCCGGGAATCTTTTGGGGTGGGTGGCTCAGATTGGAAGCACCGCCGCCGACTACGGAGGCGCAGTCGCTACCGATACGTCAGGCAACGTGTTTGTGATTGGAAGCTACTCTGCTGCAGTAACATTGTTCAATTCAGGCGGAGTAATCGGTGCGACGCTGTCGTTCGCAGGAGGAAACAACAATACTTTGATCGCTAAATACTCCTCAGCCGGTTCGGTAGTGTGGGCGGCATTGATTGCGGCCACTGTCGCTGCCATTGGATACGGAATCGCCACTGACACCTCTGGAAACGTGTATGTCAGCGGAGCCTACTATGGTCCGGCGACATTCTACAGCACGGGCGGAGGAGTCGGTGCGACGCTTTCACACGGAAGCAGCAGCTATGACTGTTTCATTGCCAAATACTCGTCGGATGGCACGGTTCTGTGGGCAACACAGATTACCGGCTCCGGTAACGGTGGCGAATACGGATATGGAATTGACACAGATTCAAGCGGAAATGTATTTGTGACCGGAATTTATGGGGCTACCCTGTCGCTGGCGTCTGCAAGCTCCAGTGGTGGAGGTAGCGCAACGCTCTCTTTTACGGGGCTCTCAGATATTTTCGTCGCCAAATATTCGACAGCCGGTGCGGTGTTATGGGCAGCTCGGATGGCAAGCGATGGCACCGATAGCGGATACGGAATCTCCACTGACACGTTGGGTAACGTGTTTGTGAGTGGACACTCTCCCGGCACACTTACACTCTATAACCAAGGGTTTTCAGGATCAGCTTTTACTACGCTTACGAACTTAGGAAGCCTTGATGCCTTCGTCGCTAAATACTCGTCAGCCGGTGCGGTAGTATGGGTGGCAAAGATTGCGGGCACGATCACTGAATACGTGCAGGCAATCGCCACCGACACGTCAGACAACGTATTTGTTACTGGATACTACGATTCCGCATTGACACTGTACAATAGCAGTGGAATAAGTATTCTAACGCTTCCATCGACAGGAGGAGTATATGAATGTTACCTTGCTAAATACTCGTCAGCCGGTGCGGTATTATGGGCAGCTCGGGTGACCGGGGGCACTGTCGTCGGAAACGCAGTTGCTACCGACACGGCAGGTAACGTGTATGTCACCGGATTCCACACTGCCGCATTAACGGTCTACAACCAAGGTCCATCAGGAACAGTCGGCGCGACGCTCCCAACTACAGGAAGCCTCGACTGTTTTGTCGCCAAATACTCGTCAGCCGGTGCAGTACTGGGGGTGATACGGATTGCAGGCACGGCCAGCGACAACACAAGCGCAATCGCTACTGACATCTCGGGCAACCTGTTTGTGACTGGGAATTACGATGCAGCAATAACGTTCTATAATCAGGGAGGAGGACCTGCCGCTACACTCCCTTTGACGGGTGTCACTGACATCTTCGTCGCCAAATACACATCCGACGGGCTTATCGCTGCTCCATTTCCAGCTTCCTCCAACGTCCTGGTGTCCGCTACCTATACACCCTCCACGTTTTCGCCCTTCGTCAATGGATTAACTGCACCGACCTTGGCCGGAACCACCTTAGCCACCACCGGCATCTTCGTCGGTGGGCCGTCCAACTACTTCAACGGGACCATCTCGGAACTGCTGATTTATTCCGCAAACTTGACGTCAAACCAGCGGCAACAGGTGGAAGGATATCTGATCGACAAATGGCAACTGCGTGCTCAGACACTGTCGAATCATCAATACAAGTTCATCCCGCCGGCAACATCGCAGCCCGCACAGTTTAATGAAGTCACGCCTGGAAACTGGGTTCGTGATTGGCAGCCGGAGTTGCGGTCCTTGGTGGCCGCAAATGCGAGTGCTACGCCTACATACTCGGTAGTGGCCGGTACATTGGCTGGATACAAAATTGGGTTTCTAGCACCCAACGGAAATATTTACCTTCCGCCACATGGCGTCGGGCAAGGTTGTGCCCTGATTACACCAACCCCAACTGGGGCAACGTTTAGCACAACAGCTATTAGCGGAGTGAGCACAGGTCAGGTATACGGAAACGACTGGATCGGTGGAGTAATGTTTCCAGATGGAATCTTGAATCTGATACCGTTCGATGCATCGTACAACAATACGCCTGGTATAGCAGAGCTCAACACGAACACAAATGTATTTAGATCAAATCCGTATACCGCCGGAAATACAACGAATTTCAACTTGCAGTTTATGTCAGGCACTATGGCCCCCGATGGAAATATGTACATAACACCCTATGCGGTCGCCACAGGAGGAGCAGTGAACTTATACTTCTTTAACCCAATTACGAAGTTAATGGTAGCCTATCCGGTAAGCAAACCGACAGCTGAACGGTTTTCATTTGCAATTCTCGCTCCAAACGGGAATATATACGGAGTCGCCATAACAGGTCCGGCGCAGGCATGCATGATAGACCCCGCAGCGAGAAGATTCACAACGATCGGAAGCAATGCAACGGTTCAGTATAGAGGTCTTGTGTACGGTGGGAATGGTAGTATATACATGATACCCAACGCAAACGCAACGGGAATCGGAATACTCAATACGACGACAAACACAATTACAGCAAACGCCATACCTGGCGGATTGGGTTATTACGGCGGAGTGCTTGGGCCAGATGGGAACATATATTGCATCCCTTCGACAGCAACGAACATAGGAGTAATCAATACAAGGACAAACACGTTCAGCACACTTGGCAGCGTTACAGCAAATTCATACGGAAGTGCCGTTCTCGCACCCAACGGAAACATTTACCTTATACCCTTTGGTGCGTCCGGTATAGGGATGATTAGTTTCACTGGACTGAACCTGTTACCATCGACGCCCTTTTGCCTTTCACCCTATGTGAACAGAGGGTTTTTCACTCAATGATCGTTACGCTCACACGCTCCACTACGTTACGCTTTACTGACATGTATCCTCAGCGTATTCCCCTGAAACGAATAGGACACAACGATACCCGTGAGCATGGATTGGATGGTTGCCAGGACATCGCCAATCTCGACTCCGAGCAGATACCACGTATATCCGACAACATCACGAACTACACCGTCCGAGCAGACGCTTGGGGGTGTGAAGGTAAAGGACTGAACGACGTAGATACCCGGAAATCCAGCCGACGCCCATGCAAAGAGCTTGGGACGATACGATTCGCGGGTGGGGTTCAGAAGGGGGCTCAATGTTGCGCGATCAGCGGCTTCCTTGGCCACGAGAACTGCGTGGCTAGCCATCAACTCGTCCATTGTGGCAATGACGGGAGCGGGTGTGGGTGTGGGTGTGGGTTCAGCTGGAACAATGGCGGTCTCCTCAGGTCCGGTGGGTCCAGTGGCATCAACGGTCTCCTCCGGTCCGGTCGGTCCAGTTATCTCCGTGGTCTCCTCAGGTCCGGTCGGTCCAGTCATCTCCGTGGTCTCCTCAGGTCCGGTGGGTCCAGTGTCGCTCATTTATTACTCTGCTCCGCCAAACTTCTTATAATAGTCCGCATACGACATGCTGGGTGGGCCGGCATTCGAGTTCACAGTGGCCGGAGCAAACTTTTGAAACAGACGCTGGCCCATGACAACCGACGCCTCCTGTTCAGTTGTCTCGCCCTTCTCGATCTTGCGCTTGAGAGCCAGCATTTCAAAAAAGGTGGCATCCAGACGATCCTCTGCGTGCATCTGCCACAGACTGGGGTAATTAAAATACAGCTTCTCATTCTCATTCTTAAGCTTCTCCATGAACTCCTCGCGACGAAGGTGTCTCCACTTCTTCTTCGAGTGGTCCATATTACGAACCAGTGCCTGGATCTGAGTTGCGTTCAGCTCCTCTGAAGTGATATGCTGTTCACCCTCTGCGACCTCCTCGGGTGTCAGCTCACGCATGCGTTGCTCTGCCATTGTTCTGTGTAGACACAGAATCTATAAGTGGGTGTAACGCGGTCATCAAACGCCCACACTCCTCATGATTCGTCATTCCGGTCAGAATGATGTTCCCTGTGCGAAACACCTTGGCGATCCACTTGGTGTCTGGAAAGTAGACCTTCACGGCTGGGTACACAGCTGGCTCATACTCTGTGCGAACCCCTGCCTTCCTTAGCGCAGCGTATAAAGTCTCGCGTGACAGATTCACGGTGGCTGAAAGTCGAGTCTTGTAGTTCATGAGCACCACGCGCCGAATCTCCGATGTCCACACATCATTGGGCGCAGTATCATCTGGAACAGAGACGGCTTGCGGGCATGTCTCTAGAATGTGGTTTCGCAGTCTCGCCATAACCGATCGATCATAGCGTTCATCGAGCACACCTGTGATGTGAAAGACTCCGTTCTGAAAGATCTTCACCGTGATCTCCTTCTTTCTCAAAGTCCCATCACCATCGTCCAGACTGACGAGAGTGATGGAATTGTGTCCAAACCCAGTTGTGCGCTTTGATGGAGCTTTCTTGTTGCGGCGCTTAATGAGATCTCGCTTTGATGTTCCGCGGGCAGGAATCCCCTGCTTCTCAACCTTGATAATGGAGGGCGTGAGGGGCAGGGACTCCAGAAGGAGGTTGGTGTTCAGTCGCACGTTCACTGTGTACAGAACCACCATCGTGGTCAATACTGGCGGGTCCATGAGCTTCAGAGGTATACACGTGGTCGATTTCGTTTTTCCATGCCTGTGAAAATGACAAGGGTTCACGCGTGACGACATGACAATGAAATGCCCGAAGAACAGGGCGCATCTTGGTCTCATCTACAGCATCTAGCATCCAGCCCTCGAGGTAACCGAGCCAAATCACACCCATCTTATGATGGGAGAGAATTGCAAGAGCAGTGTCAGCCAAATTATTCACCAGTTCATACGAAAGATCAAAAGACCCAGGTGGCTTTTCTGTGTTATACAGATACACAGTCAGCATTAAATACTTACTTGAAGATTTGATTAAGTCACTGTGTTCTGATACGCAATCGCACTCTTCCACTTGCGAGTGCCGTCTACATTCGTATCACCAGCGTTGACACCGGGGCATCCCGCACAGCCTGACGCAAAGTTGACCTTTCCTTCCTGCCAATTGACACGACCACACGTGATACAGACAGCCGGACCAATTGCCTGGCGAGCCGCAGCAATGATGTCTTCCTTGCGATAGTTGGGATCAGTTGTGGGGATGAGCGTAGACAGAAGAATCGTGTCATTGATTTCACGAAGCTGGTTAACAGCTGTCGCAGGCATGACTCCGTTTGTGGGAATAACCACAGGTCCAAGGCAGTTCTCATTCCTGATCTGCGAGACACCGGGCACAATCTGGCGGGCAAACTGCTTATCATTCCCTGTATTCGTCATCGCAGAGGTCGAGCTAGCCGACGCAAATGTGGTATATGCCGACGCATCCTTCACGCTGTGACCACGAGCAACTGTAAACGTGGGTGGTCCAGTTCCAGGTGCGTTAAGGGTGGACACGCAGGCAGTCGCAGGCAAAAACTGTTCATACACCTGAGATGCCGCCTGCTGTCTTTGGATCTCGGTCATCTGCCCACACGTCATCTTCGGACGAGTGTCGATATATTTTGGAGCTCGGAGCTGCTGGCGCACAAGGTACTCGCTACACGAGGACATACTTGTTATGAGCACAGAACTAATTCTTACACACCTGGGTGCGTCAACAAATGGCGACGACAGCATTCACGTGTCAATCCTAATTCGTTCAATGCCCTCCCCTCTGCAGTGATCTTTGTATCCATCGTGAGATACATGATCTCTGAATCAGCTGGGCGACCAGACTCTTCACGATACTCCTTCACAAGCTTAAGAAATGTCTTCCACTTACCGGCGATGGGGAGGTTGCAGGTAAAGCACTTTACTGGAATTGGGAAATCCATTTGACGTGACCTTATTATATAGTTGCTCGCTTCCGTTTTCAGAGTTATTTTCACACTGTAACATCAAAGAAATAGGGAAGTATGCGAACCGGACGACCGCTCACCGATCCGTGGGAGAGAATACTCAAGCATGTGATCAAGAACCAGACATCCGAATGTTGGGAGTGGAGTGGATTTAGAAACGCAAATGGTTATGGGTTATTCTGGTTGAACGGTAGACAGCGGAGAGTTCATAAGTTTGCACTAGAAAGGAAACTTGGAAGAACGTTTGAACCACTTGAAGTGACTCGACACATGTGTCATAATCCATGTTGCTGTAATCCAGATCACCTCGAAGTTGGAACTACAAATGATAACATGCAGGATAAGGTTCGCGCAGGTCGCCAGTTAAAGGGTGAGGAGAACGGAGCATCAAAACTAACAAATGACCAAATAGCAGAAATCCGTGCATTTCAGGGAATGTATACTCGTAAGGAACTTGCTGAAATGTATGGTGTGCACACTGTTCATATATCTAGGATTCATAATGACCGAACCCGGTATTATGATTAATTCTTGTCTACCCGAAGAACAATGAAGGTTAAATCGAAGGCAGTCTACTGGATCGCGGTGGCGGCTATCATTCTTGCGTTATACCTGTTTATCAACCCGCCTCGACCGGACTTCGTAGCAACGCGCACAGACGATGTCAGCCGGTTTTCTCCGGATTCATTGGACGTTCAAATGGCTATGGGTGGGTTTACTCATGATCCTCCCAAGACTCTGGCGTCTCCTCCTCCGATGAAGCCCCTGCTCCTGTTTCCCCCGTCGGAGGACGACCTGAAGAAGCTTTCTGGACCGGCGACGAGTGTTTGATAATGAGTTATGCGACTGAGCCATGCTGGGAATTGGTCGGTTCAAGTCAATTCTTTTTGATACCAACGTTGTCTTACTTCTTCACCGGTGAGCGAGTCTGTGGGGTTCTAAATACGGGTATTTACCTGACTTCGATCGCATACCATGCGACAAAGCCAAAGTATCCCTTTTTGCTGTACGCAGATATGGTCTTTGCGCAAACCGGCAACTTATGCGCCATTTATACCACGACACAGTGGATGCCATATTCCATTCCTCTCTATTCTGTATTCCTTGGATCAGCCCTAACAATCTACTATTATGGCCGCCACACCTCGTCTCTCGCATGGGATCCTAATCCAAAAATAGCAACTGCGTGGCATGCAACAATGCATTTGATTCTATCAGGAAGTGCCGGGCTTAGTATTTTGTTGGCGAAAGCTCACCATGCCAGCTCGAGCTCCTGAGCAGACCAGAACTCCGACGTTCCATTTGGCAGCTGGCGGCGGAACAGAAACGGAAGCTTGCGTTGTTCAACCTCACGCTTCACCACCTGATCAAGAAACCGCGGATCACTTGTGCGCAGTCCATCTAGACTCACAAGCGGTTTTGCGCCCTCAGCAATCTGCTGTTGACGAGAAGCTAGCAGCGCAACATACTCGTAACGGCTGAAGAACGGGCGGGTTGTCCGCGCAGTCTCCATCGCCTTCGTAACCTCGGGACGAAAGACAGGATTAACCTCGGGGTGGTCAGTTGGGGGCGCTGAAAGTGCCATTGTGCTCTCTCTTGTCTAGGAACATACTCTTTCGTTTTCAATAAATGCCGACCCGTTCTGCGTCGGATTACTTAAGTTTCGTGAAGGCACAGATCGAGTCGAATCAGGGTAGTATTCCGCCCAAGCTGACCCGTACAACCCCTTATAACCAGGGGGGTGTGGGGGTGTTGAATGCTATTACACAGGCTTCGGACATGCGATATGTCACTCGTGGACAGCTTGCGCCCGCGCGTGTAGTTGCTCGTCCGATTGTCATGAACCGCTCGAACCCTAAAGATCTTTCTCAGGTTGGAATTCTTAGTGGCGGAGGAGTTCTTGGGCCAGTCGTGAGTCGGCCGATGGCCCGCACATCTGGAACTCAGAGTCTGATTGTTCTCCAGTCAAACTTGATTCAGAATGCGAATGCATCCGCCAAGGGCACAACGAGGTTCACAGGCAGCTCACCTGCGATTACGAATTAAGTTCTTTGCTCATTAAAAGACAATGGCACTTTCTGAAGGGTTGAAATTCAAATACTCGCTCTATACGACCCTACTGTTCTTTGTGTTGGCAAGTCCAACTGCCTTTGGTATCGGCAACCGTCTGTTCGGTGGATCCGTAGCGTCGCCGAGCGGATGCCCGACGGCGGTAGGATTTGCGCTACACACGTTTGTATTCTTAGTGGCGTTATACGGACTTATGTCTCTTCCGATGGATGAGAAGGATTAAGCCCTCGCACGTCGCTGCGCTCCTCCCGCAGGGCTTTTCAAGCCCTAGCGTTCTGCTTCCACATGGCATCGCACACTGCGCACTGATACATCCACGTTACATTTACGCTATCAAGCTTCACGCCTACAATGTCTGACTCCTTACCGCGTGTAGTACACGCAGGATTGAGACATGTCATGGTCTTGAAACGGGGAAGCGTCGGGTCATACTTCAGATAGGGGTTGATCGAATACTGAACTGACGTATCCTGCTGTAGGTCGTGTTCATACACAACCGGATTCTCCTTCGTCACCTCCTCCTCATACGGGCAGGAGCGGCACTTCAGAAACGCCTTGTTATCACGCTCCACGATCTCATACAGGAAATTCGAACACTTGGCGCAGAACTTCATCTTGCTTACCATTTGCTGTGAACTTTTGTATTCCTTTTAGACGTTAGAATCCACTTTCCTGCGTTCAAAAGGAATGTCCATGCCATAACTCATCGGAGGAATAAGTAACGATGTTGAACCCTACTTCCCGCCTTTCCAAGTTCCTTGCGAAGCGAGTGTCTGAGACCGGCAGCGGTCAGGAAACGCATCAACTGGGTGGATCTCGAATCAATTACCGAATTCTACCCGAAGATATGCAGGAGTTTCGCAGCCTCTACTGTGAGTATATCAACGTGCCGTATCCTACGCCCACGCTGTTTGAGAAGCTGTCGCAGGGGATTGCGCCTCTTCGGATTGATCTCGATTTGAACTACAAGGGTGAGCATTCCACTCCGTTTCATACTCGTGAGCACACGAAGGCGTTTATCGAGGCATATATGACCGAAGTTGCCAAGTATCTGGTGATCAAGGACATCACAGACGTGTATGTGATGGAGAAGGCGTTTCCGACATGGTATCCCGGTAAGGATCAGACCAAGTCCGGTATTCACATGGTGATTCCGAGTCTGTTGTCCGATGCCCGCACGGAGCAGGCGATTCGTGGTGCTCTGCTTGGGCGTATGGAGTCTATCTTTCACGGAGTGCCTGTTGAGAAGGGATGGCGTGATGCGTATGATGAGTCTCCGCTGACCCGCAAGTGTACGTGGTGGCCTATGCTCGGTTCGAAGAAGTGGGACGAGGCCGGAGGTGAGCCTGCGCCGTATAAGGTGAAGTATGTGGCGGAATGGGATCCATCGGATGGAAAGGTTGCGATCGACGAGGACCGCGACAAGAATGTGACCATCGAACTGGTTGCGAAGTTCTCTCTCCAGACTCCTGGGGCAACAGGCAGTCCTACGACTCCCCTTGGTACAGACCTTCGCTCGGCGTTTGAGCGCGAACTCTCTGCGCGCGCTCCAATCTCCGGTGGTCGTGCAGTAACGCCCGCCCGGGGTCGTCCGGCTCAGCGTGGTGATGTTGGTTCGCGAGAGTCGTCGCCGAACCGAGTCATCTATCAACAGCCGTTGACGGAGGCTCTGCGCAAGTATTACGCGGACCATGTGGACAATCTGTCTGAGAACAGGTATATCGAGTATAAGGAGTGGGTTGATGTCTGCGTGTGTCTGAAGAACATTCACCCTGACCTGAATGAGGTCTGGCATGTCTTCAGTCAGAAGGCGCAGGAGAAGTATGACTTCCGTCAGACGGAGGCGAAGTGGATGTCGTTTGGATTCAGAAACGATGGAAACAAGTTGGGTGTGGGCAGTTTGCGATACTGGTCTCGTAACGACAACCTTGCTCGATACCTGGAGATTGAGAAGACCAACATTGAGAGCCTGATCAAGGAGTCGGCAGCTTCGCAGACGGAGCACGATGTAGCGCAGGTGGTGTACGCAATGTATCGCGATGAGTTCAAGTGCGCAAAGTTTGGTGCGAATGTGTGGTATCGATTCATTGGACACATCTGGCGTGAGACTGACCGCGGAATTGCCCTACAGACTCGCCTGTCGAGCGATGTGGTGAAGGAGTATCGCCGCTTTGTGCTGGAGATGGATCGCGAGCTGAGTGTTCTCCCTGAGTGTACTGGTAAGGGCGAGGGTCACAATCCGTCCGAGTGCCAGTCCTGTGCGGCTGAAAAGAAGAAGAAGACCTACTCCGACCTTATCGTGAAGCTGAAGAAGACGGGGTTCAAGAAGAGCGTGATGGATGAGTGCCGTGAGCTGTTTCTCGACGAGGAGTTTGTGAACAAGGTCGACGAGAACAAGCGTCTGATTGCTTTCCGCAATGGTGTGCTGGATATGAACACAATGCCGCCTGTCTTCCGCGACGGAAAGCCGGAGGATTACATCTCCTTCTGTACGAACCTTGACTTTGACCCGAACAGGAAGTATTACGAGTATGATTGCTGGTCGGATCTGAACAAGTTTCTTCACGACGTGCTTCCAGACACAGAGGTTCGCATCTACTTCCTGTCCTACTTGGCGAATGCGCTGACCGGTGAGAACGATGCGCAGAAGTTCCATATCCTGACCGGAGAGGGATCGAACGGAAAGTCGATGTTGATGATTCTGATGTCCACAACCATGGGAGATTATGCGTGCACTGCGCCGATCTCGTTGCTAACACAGGGTCGTAACAAGTCTGCGGCGGCTGCTCCGGAGCTGGTGCGTATGAAGGGTCGTCGCTTCGTGACCATGCAGGAGCCGGATGAGCAGGTGCCGCTGAACACAGGTCTGATGAAGGAGCTGGCTTCGTCTGAGAAGATCACGGCTCGTGACCTGTATGCGGGCTCGAAGGCGATGATTGACTTTGAGCTTCAGGCTCGCTTCAATCTGGCGTGTAATGAGAAGCCGAAGATCAACACCACAGATGGAGGCACGTGGCGTAGGTTGGTGGTTGTTGGTTTTCCGAACAAGTTCGTATTCGAACCCAAGCTCCCTCATGAGAAGCTGATGAACGAGAGCATGAAGCAGAACTGTATGAGCGAGGCATGGGCGACTGCGTTCCTGAGCTACCTGGTTCACCTGTTCACGGAGGGCAATGGTCTGCGCAAGCTGGCTGCACCGGAGAAGGTCATGGAGTACATTGCGGAATACAAGGAGGACAGTGACGTGATCGCCAAGTTCCTCCGTGAGAAGATCCACGTCCACCCGCCGCTAGCGGATGGTGATCAGGAGCGTGAGCCCCAGTCGTGGCCGAGTATTACGATGGCATTCAGTGAGTGGAAGCGGGCAAATGAGCTGATGAAGGGATCACCCGCGGACCTGAAGAAGCGTCTCGAGGCGGCACATGGAAAGATGCCTAGGGGCGGGTGGGCTTCCTTCCGGTGCGGCGACGCTTAGACTTCGACTTGCGGTGGCGAGTGCGGTGGCGACGACGGCGACCACCGGCTCCAGGCGCGCTACCTGGTTTCGCCTGCGTATCCATCGAAGTAGCCTGGGATGCAGCTGACTCCTGGTTGCCGGGCCACAGGGAACTAAACTTTGATCTCAACCAGTCCATTATTACTAGCTATGTTTTTTACTCTCCGCCGCGCCGACCAGCTCCGATGCGAGTCAGGACATACGAGCGCAGGAGACCGATCGTGAAGACGACCAGGGCAAAGGAGACGATCAGATTGACCAGGTCACCAATGACCGCACCAATCTTGAGCTCAGCCGAGCCAACCTTGATACTGAATGCCGTGATGCCCTTGCCCGCCGACGCCGCCGGGGCGAGGAGCGGCACAAGGATGCCGTCATTCAGCGACTTGAAGAACGCAGCCACTACACTTCCGAGATAAAACGCCGCAGTCAGAATGATAATGTCCTTCGTATCCAGCATTTATTGAATCAGCTAGAATGTTTTTGAGGCTACGACATAATGAAGATCCGTAGTGTCGGATTGGATCGGTTGGCTGGAAAAGCCAAGTCCATCCTCGCGTTTGATTGCGAGTTTTGGCACGTAGGTGAACAATTTTTGCCTCGAGAAGTGGGTGGGTATCACTTGACCCGAAGTGGAGATGGCTGGACTCGTTCCGCGCCCTTCTTTGTTGTGCTTCCTCCGCCACCGAATCAGTTGAATCGCGTATCCTCCAGCTACTCTACGGTGACACCTGCCACATCCTTGGTCTTGGATATGATCGAGGAAACAGAGCGGTCAGCACCTGAGTTTCTTGGTCAGAATGATAGTGTAACTGCGTATTTTGCCGATAAGCTTGTCAAGCCCCATCTGAAGCCCGCCTCCTGGTTGACAGGATTTATAAAGATGATGTCACAATCCGTTGTTGTGGTGAAAGGTGGGGTAGACCTGAGCGCATTGAAGGCGGCATGTGCTCGCCATCACATTACCTACCATGCGCCGTTGGGTATCTTTGATATTGCTACCCACAACTCTCAGTTTACGAAGAGATGTAAAACGGCAAAGCTGGCTGGAACGTATGCCTGTATTGCTCATGAGCTGGACTCTGGACTGAAGAAGGCGTTTCCAGTTGGACAAGCCCATAACCCCGTCTTCGATGCTGCGATGACGATTCAGATTGCTGCGTGGTTGGCTGAGAAAGATATGCGCTGAGAACAATGGACACCCGCTTCTGGGGCCCGAGTGCGTGGCAGTTGTTCCACCTGATAGCCGAGGGGTCACCCAAACCTATTCCAACGTTAACCTTTATGGCTCGTATATTGCCCTGCAAATACTGCCGTGAGAGCACCACAAACTTTGTGTCCGACCTTCCGCTCACGAAGGCTATGAACGCTGGACATTGGTTATACGAGATCCATCGCAAGGTGAATCACAAACTCGTCACTCAAGCCGAAACAGATCCGAAGGTGGTTCTACCAGACCCTGATCCGACCTATGACGATGTTCACAAGAAGTATGCGGAGCTTCTGAAGAAGAAACCCCACGCTGTGCCTGGACGTGACTTTCTGTTTTCGATTGCGTATAACTACCCTGACCATCCAGACTATGATGACATGAGTCTTCAGCAGATCTTTCTGCGAATGCTGGCTCGGACATATCCTTTTCCCGAACTACGCAAAGTCTACGCACAGTATCTGAACACGCATCCGATTGCCCTGGAGTCGAGAGCCTTATACCTACGTTGGATGTATGGCTTATTGAAAGTGTTGTCAGCAAAAACGAAATCGCCGATCCGGACATTTAGAGGATACACACATCATGTCGCATACTACAAGAGTGGATGCTCAAAACCAACCTACCATGGAAAGACGTGCCGCCGACTGGATAACGGGAGCTTCACGAAATCCCGGGATCATCGACGAACTCGACGGATCGCTGTTGGAGGTCTACTTACGTAAACAGACGGCCGAAGAGGCTACTCTGTGTATGCGAGTGTATTTGGTGTGTGTAGCGGTGTTAACAATTCTAGTTATGTGGTCAATGGTTGCTTAGAAAAACGACTTGCGGCTCTTGCGGCGAGTCTTGCGCGCCTTGGGTCCAGCCGACGAAGAGCGCTTGTACGTCTTCTTCGCCTCCAGGATAACCTTCTTAAGACCGTCACCCTTCTTGTAGGTGCCACGGTGCTTCATCTCCGACATCGTCTTCTTCACGTGAGTGAGCCAAGGATTCGCCATTTTGTTTTAACCGCGGGAAATGAATCCAGGCTGGCTTGAGCTCGGGCAGAGATTCCACTGGCATCCATACGCATGGACATCATCTAACACCTTAAACCTAGAAAAGGCTTCATCTGGAGCGACCAATACGATACCCTTTTGCGTGAACGAGCGGATTTCCTCTGGTTCACGCGGATGCGCGGCCTGTTGGTAGGTCAGACGACGCAGAGACTGTTCATTCCATGAAAGATTTAACATCGGCTCGAGCTCTGTTCCGCGAACCTCCGAACCCGATACAAGAATCAGTGTATTCGCAAGCTGGCTTAATGGCTTATCAATAACCGGTCCAGACATCAGCTGCTTCCGCAGTGTTGTCCTGAGATGATATGCCATTCGGTTCATCGTAAAGTTCTTATTCGTATGCGATACGATGGAGAGGATAAGCGGTGTCCTGCTAGGGAATGCTTCTTGAAGAATCGTTACGCAGGCTGATTCAAATGTTCTTGAATACAGCGCAATATCGGATCCAGAGGGCGGAGGTTTGAGCGCAACAATAGGCTCGTCTTGTTGATCGGAATAGACATGAAGTTCAATCAGTCTGTATCCCTTCTTCAACGCAGTGGACAAATCTTCGAACGTGCTTCCCTGAACAAGATACTCCTTCAGTGTTTTTGACTGATCTTCAATTACATCTTGAACAGGAGTGCTTGCCATTACATACCCTGCAGCCACCAGCACACCGATTGCCATCACGGTTTCCATTGTTGATGTGTCGTCTTATTTTTTATCCTTGCGATACGCCAGATCACGCAGGGCATTGACATCATCATCACTCACCCGCTTATCCATCGGGATATCCAGCAGACATGCGCGATGAAAGTATAAACAATACATTCCGCACTCAGACTCCTTGAACTGGTGGCGGGTCTTGTTATATGTCAAACGCATCTTCGGTCCACCATGCGCGTCCCATTGCTCCTTCCAACGGAACATCAGCCGTTGAATCTCCTTCTCAGGGTAACGGGCAAACGAATCAAAATAGGTCATTCGGGGATACTGGAGTTCGGGGCGGATATCAAGAAACGTAGCGATCCAGTGCTGCCCCGGTCCATCGTGAACATCTGTATTGAACACAATCCCTACACGCCGAACTCCCTTTTTGTAAAGAGTATCCAGCTTCATCGAGCATAATGTGGACACGATACACTTGGACATCTCAGATTTCAAATCAAAGTCAATTGGAACGCATCCAACAAAATGATAATCCTCGTGGACCTTCGCATACTCCCGCTCCAGCTTATCAATGTCATCCGATGACAGCCATTCAGTTCGGTTTGCGCTCCACGAAGCCGGTGCGCGGGGGCGACTTGTCAACTCGGACACAATACATGTAGGACCGCCTGTCGTACATTTGCCGTGAAGTCTGCGCTTCAATTCAGCCCAGACCGCGCTTGGTCCGTTCTTTGGAATAGGCTTCTCTTTCGAGTGTTTGTTGTTATAGACGGTTCGAAGCCGCTCGATCTCATCCGGATCAAAGAGGAACATATGCCCTTGCTTAAAACGGATACTTTCCTTGTTGGTGAGTTCGTAAAGCAAAATGGACGCACTCAAGGCAATCCTCTCCAAGTATCTTCGCGTGAACAGGGATATCTCTCAGCTGAACTCGCAGGTCTCTGAGCTTCGCGACAACCGCCGCAATGTCGAGCTGGATCTGGCAGCGTTGTATGCTCACACGGAGCTTCCTGACCAGATTCTCCTGCGCGAGTCAGAGATGACGTTCAATGTCAAGCGCCCGAACAAGTGGAAGAAGGGCTGGAGTTTGTCCAAGAAGGACCTGGAGTTATACCTCAAGGACATTCTGGGCGAGCGGGGTGGTGATGTGATGCGTGAGATTGTGCGTCGTCATGAACCTAAGCTGGTGGCAGACGACTTTGGCTTCGAGTTGAAGTCCACTGGATCTTCAGGCTCATCCGATCCTGCCGATTGAACGACTATGCGTGGAGCCGGGTTTCGAGAGTACACGACTTCAACTGTACCGGTATAATTGACCGCTCCTGTGAAACATACACAGCAGCACGCACACGTCAGAACGCTAACGGCGACGAGAGCACCAACGAACGGGTCGCCCATTATACTTTTTGTTTTGCTTGGTCGAAAGCTGGTTCTAGCGATGCTTCGATTTCACGTAGCATGGCATTGATCTCACGTAGGTGTTTGGACGCTTCAAGGGTATTTTCGCGGGGCATGAATCCATATTGGATTCGAGTCACCGCAACGGATAACTGCCTTTGTCGCTCAACCACTTGAAGTGCCAGTGCGGATAACTGCTTTCGCATCAATCGATATGTTATGGGACGTAGAAAATCTTTAAGCCCGACGAGTGTGGCGACGACCCCTGCGGCTACGTCCACCAGTCTTGCGCCGAGCCGTGCGGGCACGCCAGGCGCGCTGGATCACCTTCGCAGCCTCTGTATTGATGACATGATTGAGATGAGCGCGGCGCTGCTTAAGACCCATCTGACTATAGTGCATCGGCATTTATTAGACGCGCAGATAAGTTTACATTCCGTCGTCTTCCCGTGACTCGAAATATTCACGCATTTTTGCTTCGACATCGCGGTCTGTTAACTCCCAAACGCCATCCTTGTTAACTTCCATAATCGAACGCACATCTCGGACTCCATTAAGAATCTTGTGGCGATCTACATACTTGCGGTTCTGGGCTGATCCATGCCAGAGGTGGTAGATTGTGCCGGTTGAGCAGGTAAGTTTCGGCAGCGTCATCTGGCAGTAGTCCGTATACGATGGCAGGAGCGCCTGGTGAACATACCCTTTCGGAAACTTGACATCCATCCAGCCAGCTGTTGATAATGTATCTCCACTTCCGGTGATTCCGTGCTGATAGAATCCAATCTCTTTGAACCACTTGCGCTGGAATGCCCAGGCAAATCCCGGATGGTAGCTGTGATTATAGGGGTTTGTTCGGTTCATATACGCAACAGACAGCCGGGTCTGAACCATCTTTTTATACGTGCTGTCCAGCCAGACACAAGAACTAAACGGCTGGACGACTTCGTATGTGCCCAACAACCTTGAGACCTCGTCATACCATCCAGGATGACCAAAGATCACATCCGCATCCATAAAGAGCAACTTGGTGAACCTCCGCGGAACATGCTTCTCGAGAATGGAGCACAATGTTTCCTTGTGGAAGAGCACGCTGTTGCTATGGACATAGACCGCATCTTTGATTTCGGGTACATGCTTGTCGAACACCAGTTCAATCGTGTAATAGGGTATGCTTGCGAGCTTCAATTTTTCGATGGTGTAGAAATAGTTCATCAACATCTTCTTTGACCGCGCAGGATTGAAGAACACGAAACAGACTGCCATATCCTTCTGAGTCGGGGTTTGGTAGCGACATGCGGTCACATCCACAATACACGTTTCGAGCGGCGGTGCGGTCTCAGGAGTCCGGATAACGTTATATGCGAAGGACGACTGACGGCACTGCCCCATTGTTGTTTGAAAACGAATAAAAGAGCGGAGAGGGCTATGTCCAGTATGTATTCGCCGTATAACCCGGCAAATAGAACATTTACCGAAGATGACATCCATCGCATTCTACGCCGCCATGGACTTCCTCACTATCGGATCTCAGGACGCAAGGTTTTCCAGACTGCTATGGTTCATACGACCTATGTTCGTCGCACCGAATACACCACCCCTGATGGTGAACCCGCAACCCTCGCACCCTGTCCATCTGGAGTTATGCCACTCCAAGATGAGAGCTATGAATGCCTGGAATTCGAAGGAGATGCGGTCCTTGGCGCATGTATCGCAACCTATCTACGGAAGAAGTATCCTGAGAAAAAGCAGGGGTTCTTGACGGATGCTCGTAAAGAGCTCGTGAACAACGATCGTATCGGAGGGCTGTCCAAGAATTTAGGGTTGAACCGCTTCTACGTGATTTCCCGTCACAACGAAGACTCCGTTGCGATTGCTGGACGAACCAATACAAAAAAGTTGGGCGATATCTTTGAAGCCTTTCTCGGTGCTTTGTGGACAGACTGTGGCAACCGATTTGCCATTGTCTATGCATTTGTAACCACCGTGATGGAGGCATATCTTGATGTGGACGAGATTGTGGCTTCGACGACTAATTTCAAGGACATCTTTCAGAAGCACTGCCAGCGAGAGTTCAAGTGTACACCAGTGTATGAAATGAGGTCGAATGACCCGAAGAAGAATGAGATTGCTGTAGCAGTCATGGTGGAGGGCAAGGTCTACGGACTTGGAGTGGGGACAACTCGCAAGAAGGCAGAACAACAGGCATGTCAAGAAGCCCTTACCGCCCTTGGGTCTTCCGTCGTTGCCGCCGCCGA